TTGCGTACATTCTGACAGAACAGATAATCTTCAGAAAGATAGCGATCTGTTGAAGAATTAATCTTTGATTGTGCTTCTGCTAATGCATCAGATACTTCTTTACTAGGAACTGATTCACCTGAAGCAATACGCTTAAGAAGTTCTTCATATTTTTTAATAGGATTGTGACGATCAACTTCAGCTTGGAAATACATACCGATCTTACGTGAACCATCAAACGCTTCTGTACGAACATGATCTGGTTTATACATAATTTCTGGATAAGCAGCAAGATACTTCTTAAAAGTATCCTTACGAATCATCATAAACCCAGTACCAGTTTCTAGCACTTGTGCAGGTTCATCTAAACGAATAACTCTTGATGAAGGATCATTCTCATCAATTGCAGGGTTAAATACAAAGTCACCAACAAAATCTTCAAGTACATTAGGGTTTTGATCAGCTACACCTTTATCAACTGCCTGTTTAATCTTTTCCCAAGTAATACACTTCTTAGGATAAGGAGCTGCAATAACATCATATTCTGACTCTGGTGTCTGTAATGCCATCATAGCAATAACATCTTGTGGATTGAATCCAATGTCTGAGTCAATAAACAGGAGGTGCTCTGAATCTGAACGAATAAATTCATCTGCACAATAATTGCGTGCACGTGTGATCAATGATTCGTTAAACAAAAAGTATGAACGCACTTCAATGCCATACTTAACACAGAGTGCAGTAAGATCACACATAGAACGTGTATACATCCCACCTGCCATACCACCATACATCGGTGTTGCTACAAACAACTTACGCTTTCTAAGCGCTTCTATATCAATTTTAATTTCCATTTTTTATTTCCTTATTACCACGAACCATCATCAATGATGAATTCTATTCTAAACATTAATAGTCTAATAATTAACTGATGCATCTTAGGGTTAAAATCATCAGGTCTCCTATAATTAAAATCTAAACCCCAGCTTATAGGATTAAGAATAAACATAATTGATAAATTTGACCACCTAAGATAATTAAGTATACTTTTGATCATGCGCTTTGCCAATACCATAATCACCATCATACTTCTTTAGTGATTGCGACTTAAAGAGAAGGAACTGACCTACACGAGTTCCTTTCTTAATCTTTGCAGGTGCTGTTACATGGAGAGCACCTGCCATAACGCCATGATAGCCAGAATCGTATAGACCACTAGTAATAAACAAACCATTGCGATTAAGGGTTGATCTAGTAATAACCCAGCCAGCCTCGTCAGATCCAACCTGGATAATATTTTCCATAATGATCTCATATGAGCCAGGATTGAGGTACCAATAACCTTCATTATCTGGATTGAGTTCTGTAGAACCTCTATGCTGTTTAGTTTCTTTGCCATTCTCTTCACCAATAACAAATGTCTTATCAAGATCCATTCTAAAGATCTTTTCCACCCGGAGGTCTACTGCATTAGGTTGAATATCAGTTAACTCTACATTAGTAAGAGTAGATTGAGTATCTTGTGCTGCAATATGTATCATCATGAAGCTTCATCCATAAAAAAATAAGGGTTTTCAAATGTATCAAAATGTCCTACAATCTCCATCATAGGCTGTCCTGGAATAAATTGCCAGATATAATTTGGTTCTAACGGTCTCGAACCAGTAAATTTAGTAGATGATATATTACCTTGCTCATCAATAAACATAGGAGATATTTCATTACGAAAGAGTTGTAAACCTACCCCATCTTCATAGTATAGACAAGAAAACGTACCATCAATATTGTTTAAGTTTTTTGTATACTTGTATTTGTGTAGTATGAGATATGTATCCCATGTAATATATCCTAATGCTGCACCTGAACTTTCAATAAACTTTTTAATCCAGTTATCTTTAATAATACCATTATGCCAAAGATAATGATTACCTATATTAGCTGGGTGTATAGAATTCTCTGATTTATTATCTGTTGTAGGTGCTTGCATATGAGCAATACAATATTGCCCTTCTGGTATATTTACATCGTAAATAGGAAATAATCCTAATGCTTTTTGCATATATGTAATACGTTTAATTTTAGGATCATAGTAAGAAAATGAATAAGAATGCCCACCCCTGTATGCATTAAGCATAGCAAGTTCTACTATTTTACCTTTATCGAAACTTCCAAATATACTACACATCATAGGCCTAGAGAATTGTAAGGTAAATATTTTTCCCAATCAATAGGAGGGTTATACGGAATAGGATCTTTTACCCTTGCTTTAATGAAGTTAGCAATTCGTTCAGAGCATGAAGGACATTTTCCGCAAGAGTTGCCATTTTCATCAGGGTTATAGCAAGTAAGTGTGTAATCAAATCTAACATTACCTAACTCCTGTGCAATCATAATCTCATCATACTTAGAGAGCAAACTAAAAGGTGCTTCTAGTTTTACTTTATGTGTACGATTTTGATCTGCAACTGCATTCATACAATCAACAAACTTCTGAGTTGTATCCCAATAACCATATTCATCATGTACTTGTAACCCAGTAAACACATGAGATGCTTTGTTTGATTCTGCAAATGAAAATGCTAGTGCATTAAGAATCATATTGCGGAACGGTACATAGGTTTTAGGTTGTGGATCTCCAAGAACTTCTTTGATGGTTGGCATAGCCACGTCAGTGCCGCCGATATTTGCACTGACATCCTTTACAATATCACCAAGAATTCCAAGATCCAATACTTTATGAGCAATACCAAGATGTTGACACGTTTTAGCAGCCATCTCAAGCTCTTTTACTTGCTTCTGTCCATAATTATATGATAAAGCAAACACTCTATTATTGCCATACTTTTTAACAAGTATGTAAGTCATAATTGTAGAATCTAGACCACCAGAAAGAACTGATACTACATTTTGATCTGTATCAGGTAACTTACTTAATGCTTCGTTCATATTCATTTGCAATTTCTTCCTGTAAATACCACATTGCTTTGTGTAAATCTTCTAGACGCTTTGCTGGATCTTTTTTACCTGCTCGTGCAACATACTTAACTACATTACCGAGTGAGAAGCTTAACTCCCACGCACGAATAACTTTAATGACTTCATATGGATTATCTTTACCACCATAATGATCTGGGTGATTTACTGCCTCTTTTTTACGAGTAGTCTCTCTATGAACTGGTTGATGTACAACTTCTTTTTCTGTTGCAGGTTGTACAGCAGGTATAACCGGTCTTGCTGGAACACTACCACTAGTAATTATACTACCACCTGTTTTAATAGCCATATTATTGCCTCAATGTTTTAGTGTTTAACTTACCTGCATCAACCAAGTCTCTTGCATACTTGAAAATTAAATGATCATTAGTTGCGCGTACTGGATTAATATCAATACCACCACGGCGTGTATAAAGACATGATACAAGAAGTTGATCTGGTTCTAATAAATCATAAAGTCTCTTATAGACACATTCACATATTTCTTCATGAAAGTGATTTTCTCTACGCATAGAAACAATATACTGTAGAAGTGATTCTGGTGTTACTGTCTTATTACCTTTGATTGAGATGTAAATATCACCCCAGTCAGGTTGGTTAGTAACACGACAGTTTGAACGAAGAACTGCTGAACGCCAGTTATAATGTGCGTCAGGGTTAGTATCTTTTACTACTAAGATAGCAGGATCTTCGTTATATTGATTAAACTCAATCTTCTCTACATTAACACTATGTTCAAGAGATATAAATGAGAAATTACCAATAGGTGATGAACAGGATGTGCTTTCATCACAAAATGCTACTTGAATTGCATCTTGTTCAACACCTAATGTTTTAGAAAGGTCTCTGTAGATAATATCTACTACTTCATCAATAACATCAGAAACTGTATCACCTAAACGTGCCATATTAAATGAGTTCATATAAAGCTTAAGTGATTTTGATTCTACAATGTTAGGTGAATCAGACGGATACACACAACGAATAACCCCGCAAACAGGAAAACCGTTTGTAGTAAGGGTGGAAAACTCATAACAATTCCAAGTATCGTACCCAACAAAAGGAAGATTATCATCATCGATGTTATAGACGGTACGATTAAGATGGCGAGGGATACCGACGAGTAAAGTAGGATCAATGTTATCAGGAGTAACATAAGGTTTAACAACTGAACCATCACCAGCTTTTCCTAG